GGAGTACATATCATTCATTATGATCAATTCCACGCGGGTTCCCTGTGGATACCACTTGCGCAGCTGCTCCACAGTCTCTTTGGAGGGAAATCTATTCATCCCCTTCCACCTCCGCCTTAGCTGCTGAGCCATACCTAAATGCGCTATTGCCGGTAAGTTTTTTGAGAAGGATCTTTCTTGCCGCTTTGTACTCATCACCCACAAAGCCCAGTTGGATAAGAAACACTCGAAATGCAAACTTCTCGTTTTCAACCGGCTTCTCTTTGGCATTGATGCGCTTGCGTTCCTTTGCCACTTTGCAAAACCCATGGATTAGCAAAGTATAGGCTTCAACCTCATCGCCTGTTGCCAAAGGGAACCAAGGAAACTTCAGAGTGGTTTCAGTCTGCTCGATGGAAAGATCGTCGGCTCCAATGGCCTTCTTGATTAGGCTTGCTTTGCTGGCTACTAGCTTCTCTAGGTTTTCAAGCGTCTGCTTTGTGAAGCCTTCCCGCGGAACCTCAAGGGTTAACCTGTCTAAGCTTTCCATTTCAAACCCTCGCTCGGCAAGTCTGTTCACGAGTCTTTCTTGAAGTTCGCTGTCCATCGCATTGTCAAATGAGAGGGTACCTTCCTTGTCAACTAGCAAGCTACCAATCTCGTAGGCGAAAGTCGGCGCACCTTTATAGTTAGCCGAACAGTTGATAACCTCGCTAATCACATTTACCAATTCTTTGCGCCGCTTACCCGCTACATTGAATCTGATTTCCATAGTCGTTACCTACCTTTCTGTTTGGTAGTAACATATATCACTCAAAAACTGTGAATTAGCAAGGGGTATCTGAAAATTCTTTTCAATCTTTTGCGACATCGCTATAGCTTAGAGTTTTTCCATCCCGAATTAAATAAACTTCATCAGCCGAACCCATATGTTCGATATATCTTTTGACCGCTACATCTACATATTTTTCATCCAAGTCGATAGCATAGCAGATACGGTCCATCTGCTCACAAGCGATCAATGTAGAACCACTGCCGACAAATGGGTCGAGTACGATACCGTTGGCAGTTGATGAGTTTTTGATGGGATGAGCAACCAGAGGTATTGGTTTTGTGGTTGGATGCTTTTCACTTCGTTTCGGTCTATCATATTCCCAAACCGTGGTCTGCTTCCTATCGCTATAC